ATGACCATAGTTAGCGGCGTCAACAGAGTTAACGTTACTAGTATCAGAAACAATACTCTCATAGAAGATTTTCACTGCCATAAAAGTATCGAGTCTGATTAATGTTTGATCATTCTTAATTAAAAGATTTGGATTGAATGCTGAGATCATTTGACCGTTAGGTAAATTAGTGTAATATGAAGCACCTGTAACAGTGTCGCAATAAGCGGGCCACCATCCGAACTCAAGTGTATACAAGATTTCTTGCGACCCTACATTAAAGTAAGTGTCCCAGTCTATCTGCATCTGAGATGCTCTGCGTTCAGCAGAAGGGTCGTAGAAGATTATATCTGCTACTGTTGCATTTGAGATTCTTTGAAATGGTACTGACATTATATTATTCCTATACTAATTTAACTTATACTTGTTGAATGTTAATTGCACCACCGCGTCTATTGTCGGCAATTCCAGCACCCATGTAAGCAAGTCCAGTTAACCACATTTGTAGTCCACCTGGCTTCTCACCAGTCTTAACTTGTAATCCTTCTTTGATTACAGTAAAGATTGCTGTTTCATGGAAGTATGCTCCAACTTTACAGTTTTGGATAAGTCCGTTAACAAAACGTTGTGGGTTAGTTCCACCATCTGCATCTTGTAAGAAGTTAGAGAAAATAACTCTACAACCATATAGATTTGATAATGTACCTGTAGCAAGTAACTCTTCACCTAGTGAAGTAATTGCTGATCCACCTGAGTTAGCCTGTGTAGTAACAGCACCACCTGATAGTTCTGACAATGCTCTGATCATTGATGATCCAGCAACGCCATCGTCACCATTAGAATCTAAAACGATAATTGGTGTACCTGGTAATTTAGCAACAGTGTAGTTTTGCTTGACGTTTCTTACTAACTGAAGAACAGTGTTGGCTTCAAAAGCGCCTGCTACTACTGTACCTTGAGGTGCAAGTTCCATAGTTGCTAAAGATACCATTACTGGGAATCCATCAGCACCTGTGAGTGTTGCGTTACCTGTGTTAGAAGGAGGTCCTGCTTGAGCAGTGTCTGGGAATGATAAGAAAGAAGCGGCGACTCTTTGGTCTACTTTTTCTGCATATGATCCACCCAACTCTTCACCGATAGTTGCGGCTAGTTCAAATGAAGTTGTCCAGTTATAGAAAACGTCAAATGCTGTGGCTGCTACTGCAGGTGTTGCTTGGATAGAACCCTGTGCTAAAGAAGGGTCTTGCTCTTGTGCCAAAGGCAAAGCGCCAAAACCGTTTCCTGGAGCAACTGTTCCAGCGGGGTTATAGTCCTGATATGTGATAGCACCAAAGTTTGGAACTAGGTAAGTATCACCCTGATTTGGAGTTACAACTCTTGTATAATCTACAAGACCTTGTGACTCATGCATTGCTTCCAATGCGAAGTTTGCGATTGCAAATGTGAAGCCGTCTGCTTCATTATTTGGTCCGCCTAATACGTATGCCATGATTAATCTCCTTTAAAAATATTATAATTGGCTTAAACAATTAGTTCCTTTTAGGACTAGAATCAGATGCACTTACAGATAGACCTTTTAGACCAACTCCACGTCCTAGACCATTGCGTTGTTTCCATTGCTTAAAAGCGGCTGGATCTCTGCTATAGTCAGGAATGGCATCTAAATCACTTCCTGCAAATTTACTCTGTCCCGGTCTTAATCCAGAACCTGATTGAGTATTAGAAGTTTGCTTCAGTAACTTTGGGTTACCTTGTGCTACTTCTTCAACTAAATCTTTTAACGTAAGTGGTTCGCCGTCTTGTCCGTATCGTTCTTGACCTTTAGCATTTACAATGCTGTAAGTTTTGTCTTCATTCCATTGAATGTTAGACTTAACTTTCTGCAAAGCATAATCTGTAAGATCAGAATCAAAACGATCACCCATTGACTGCATGATGTCAGATTCAAGTTCTTTACCTTTCAGTGCTACTTCTTTTTGAGATAACTCTGACTGTAATTTTTGAAACTGTTCTTGCAAGTCATTGTTAGAAACAGAACGAGTCTGTTGCTGTGGTTGACGTTGCTCCACTGGCTGTACGTTGCCACCGACTTGTGTCTGTACTGCTTTCTGTTGTGCTATAAATTGCACTGCATCTTCGACTGAACTTAAGTTCGTGCCTGATGCTTTACTCAATGCATTTAAAATACCTTGAGTTTGCGATTTACGAATAGCACTAGGATTAACTGTACTTTCACTTGAAGATTTGTCACTATCGACAACATTGTCATTAGTTACTACTGCATCTTCTTGCAGGGCTTGTTCGTTGCCACCGATATTTTCATCAATCATTAAATTCTCCTATTTTACGTAATAAACGATTCGATTGTTAGTTGTATTTAACGTCCAGTATTCTGACCGCTAAGTTGTACAGCAATTGCCTGCTGTGTTTCGTATGATGGTCCAGTGTTTTGTACTGCTACTGGTCTCCCAGGGCCACTAGTATCATACTCATCTAATTCGTAACTACCATCACTTTCCCCTTCATAATCATCATTATAAGTAGGGATTTGTGATTGTAAATCACGGCTTAAAACTCTTTCATTGTCATCAGTCATCAACTGCTTCATAGCAGGATCTGTAACTGTGTCAATAAATGCTTGTTCATATTGAGCAATAGATTCATCTGGTGCTAAAATAGCAATGATGTCTTTTGTTATTAAGTCATTGACCATTGAGTTCTCTGGTACTAATGCTTTTGCTTCTTTATAAACAGCAATTCTATAATTTGTGTCATGTGCATCATAATCAGTTGCATATAAAACTTCACCAGCCCAACGCATGTTCATAAAACGTGCGGCGTATGTAAAGATTTGTTCTTCTGTAACTTCCATAAGTCTTGCTTTTGCTTTAGCAACTCTATGTAATTGTTTGCGTTCTTCTATGATTGCAATACCTGATTGCACATTATGACGAGACATTCTTAGTCCACCTAAGCCTGTCAAGTTTTCTATTTGATCTAAAACTTCTTTTTGTTTTTCCATTGTCTTAGTAACATCGCCTGTATCTACAGGAATAGTCTCTAACTGACCCTGCATTGCTCTGACAATTGAACCTGCTTGTGCTGGAACTGATACGCCTTTGTCTGCTCTAATTAATGTTTTAGCAAACTGAATTGATGTGTATGCATCACATTCTAACTTGTAGTATTCTCTCATAGCATCTGAGGCTGAGTCGATATCTGAGATACCGTAGTCTATTGATCTAGGATCCATTTTAGCATATGCCATAAATCCTGGTATGCCCATGCCTTCTGGGTAAACACCCTCACCGATCATTTCTGCTTCTTCGTCTTCCTGTGCATCTTTTTTTACTTTGTAACTAATCCAATAACTAGGATATTCTTCTGTGCCTAAGTGATAACACTTAAAGTAATAACATTCATTGTCTTCATTCTCTAATACTTTAACATATTTAAGACAAGGTTTTCCCCCATAGATTTCATACTCCCAGTCCCATACTGATATAGGATTGATTGCTACGACATATGGTCTGCCTAAGTTGCCTTCACTTTCTTGTGGCATGTCTACAAAGACCCAACACTGTCCATAGATAGAAGTTAGATCGCCTACGTTCTCCATGAATGCATTCATTGATCTGTTTTGTAGATCAGCATCTAGTAACATAAGTTGTGACCATTCTATGTTGTCTGGATTGATTGCTGTGCCTTGAGGCGTAGCAAATTTAAGATCACGTTTTATGCCTGGCTCAAACACTACGTCATTAATCGTATCAACGATATAACGACAAATAGGTTGTGCAACTGTGTTTTCGATTAAGTCTAAGTATAGATTTGAATCTTCTGATGGACGCTTTTTGCGTACATGTCTTTTAAATTGTAGTCCACCAAGATATGACACTTGATAACTCAGCATTTGAGGTAACATTGCGGCATAAAGAGGACTTTGTCTGAGTAAATCTTTAGACTTCATAGATTATTTTCCTAGAATGTAATGATGTTATTTAGTAGTAACAATGTATTTATAATATATTATATCTTTTTATGTTTGCAGTTATCGTTGTGCCAACGAGTAATCAAACCTTTTTGTGCTACCATATCACAATGATCACATTTGATTTTGCTTCTACTACCGTAATGATTGTGTCTGCCTTTGTCAATCATATCCCAAGTATTGTCTAAGTGTGTACCTAGAAACAAATGGTCTGGGTTGACACACAAAGTATTATCGCATTTATGCAATACTAATTTGCCTTTAGGTATCTTGCCATGATGTATTTCATAAGATACTCTATGTGTAGTTCTCATACCATTGTATTCTGTATCTCTAATCATACCGTAACCAGTACCACTGTTGTTGATGCCACCTTGCCATTCCCAACAATCTGTTACTTCGTTGTGTTTACACTTACGATATAAACGTTCATCTATTGGTGTTCTTACTGTATTTGCCATTTCTATTCCTCTCGTTTGTATTCTATCTCACGTAATTTGTCTACTTTCTCAATCATCGTGTCTAGTTTTTCTGTTAATTTATTCGTGCCTTTAATTCTTGTATATTCATATACAAGACCTATGACTTGTTTTTTATAGTGTGTGTATGTGTGTTCGTGTTTGCGAACTTGACCTGGCATCGACAAATCATACATGATTTTGCTATATCTTACCATTCTTGCTTCTAAGTCTGGCAGACTATCATAGTCATTTGCTAGTGTATCAAATTCACTCATATTGTATTTATAGTTAAACTTTTATTATAAAAATATAATATACTACCAAATAACATGATCGATATCCTCATCTCGTTTACCCATAATCTCTTCCCACGTAGGTCCTCCTTTATACAAAGGACTGTATGGTTCATGTTCTACACCTGGTTGCATTGCTCTGCTTATACGTTGATCATTGCCTACGTAATCTGCACCACCCCATGAATCATGTTGTATAGGAAATAGATGATGTATGCCGTAACGAATAGAATCGCCTAAGCCATCAATATGCGAATATTTTGCGTCAGTGTATTTTACTAACTTTTTACGTGTGCCATCTTCAAAGTGATAACTCTGCAATGCTTCTATAGATTGTACATCATATGGACTAATGACAAGTCCACCTCTGTTTATAAATGCGTTACTACTATTGTCTGTATCTGATATCAAAGGGTTGCTACGTTTACTATTGATAATTGTAAAGCCATACTTTTCTAAGATAGTTCTATCTGTTACACCGAATGTCGATGTAGTATCTCTGTTTGTTTGTGCACCAGACATATCGATAATAGAATAAATTCTACGTCTAGGGTAGTCTTCTCTAATTTGTTTTGCTAAGTCTTCTGTACTACAGTTCTTAATTGCATACGACTTAAGTATCTCTATCGTACCCTTCATATCGCCAGGGTTTGTAACTTGTGCTACAGTTGCACACATAACTCTTTTGTTAAAGTCATGGAATGTATAGATGTCACCTAGATTGTCAAAGATATCTCTGCAATGCTTTGCTCTGTTAAACGTATAGAAGAACTGATCTTGTACTGACTCCCAAGAACACATATAGTCTTGCTCGAACTTTAATGGACTGATCATCTTTTTTTGTTCTTCGATAAACTCTAAGTTACCACTACGCATTTCTAAGTAGTTCATGTGACGAACAACATATCTATCTGGATTGTCTTTTGCCATATTGAATAGATCGTATAAGGGACCATTACCGTTAGGTGTAGATATAACAATCAATCGACCAGTAGTGTCTGCTGATCCTACTCTAGGTCTTAATCTGTTTGTTATCTCTTGTAAAGTATCTTGTGAATACAATGCGGCTTCGTCTGCTACCCATATACCTACGTTAAGTCCTCTTAGATTCTCTTTCATCTCAGCAGACTTACATCTTATAAAAACACCGTTAGGGAACTTAATTGTTAGTTCACTGTTGTTGATCTCTTTACCATCTCTTAGACCAAAGTGATCCATGCAACTTTGTTTGAGTGGCTCCCAGATCAAAGACTTGATCATAGAACCAGTAGGCGCAGAATAGATAATGTCTTTACCTTTATGATATCTTTCATCACTTGCAAACAAAGGTAGTGCAACTGCGGCTAAGAATGTCTTACCCGATCCTACAGGCACAATGTCAATACAACTCTTATCTGTTTCAAGCCAATCAGACATAATCGTCTGTTGCTCTCCATAGAGAGTTATATCTATATTATTTGCTGGCATCGATAATCTTTAGATTAGGTTCTTGCCATTCTGGTAACTCTTGCTGATTAAACTTAAAGTTATTCACAAGTGATTGTCCCATTGAATGTACATCTAACTCATGCTTGTCTGCAATGACTTTACTTAATATAAGTTTTTCGTATTGTATACGTGCAGTAGTATCACACGCAATGATACTAGCATGATAACCTTCTGCTAACAATTGTTCAAAAGGTTTACCCATCTGTAAAGATATCTGTCTAAGTATTCTCTCAGACGTAACTTTGTTTGTAGAGCCTTTAGGTCTACCAGCGCCTTTCATGGCACCACCCTTAACTGGTTTCTTTCTTGGCATGTTTCTTTCCCTTAGATTTTGTTACAGGCTTAAACGTTTTAAGTTTTCTATCTATAGATACAACAACATTTGGATGCAAATCTCTTTGTTGCTTGTTGACATGTTCTGTTAACTCATCTCTAAGTCTTATAACACAGTCATGCGTTAAGTCTGTATGATTATCAATAAAGTTAACAATATGTCTGTCACAATTTGGACAGCATGTATGTTTCTTCATTTGTTCTATATCGTAATCTCTAATCATAATTTACCCTCGTAATCTAATACATAAGGACTGCATACGCCTTTATGTACTAATAGTTTTTTAATTTCTAATAACTGTTCTAGGTTTCGTTGTTGATGATATCCATTCTTAGTATCTACAATATCACGGTTAATGTAATTGTATACTTCAACAATTTCACTTAACGATAAACCAGAGAAATCAATCATTCTTTTTACTCTTCGCCCATGCTAATGCTCTAGGCCCTCCCCAAAGATAAGTTGCAAGTATTTGCTTACTATCTTGGATTGTTCTACCCTTTGCTTTTGCTTCTTTGTAAACTTTCTCAGTACGACTCAAATAACTAATCATTCTGTTGATCGTATCTTGGCTTACATTAGCACCTCTTGCTAAGTCTCTTGCTCTAGCAAGTCCAACACTCGTCCCAGCACGATTACTAGGCGCAAGTGTTTCTCTAACATCTAAAGCACGTTGAGCGGCTTTCTGCACATAGTCTGGTGGTACAGGCATTATCTTGGTCTCGGTCTAGGCTTAGGCTTTGGTTTATACGTAGATTTTTTCATAGTCAGTCTCCTTATCTTCTGGGTCAAGTCCATCATAGACTTTCTTTGTTT